ATGGAACAGGCATTTTCCAGAACAGAATTACTCTTGGGCAGCAGCGCTCTGGAGCGGCTGGCCGCCTCGCGGGTGGCGGTATTCGGCATTGGCGGCGTAGGCGGCTATGTGTGCGAGGCTTTGGCCCGTACCGGCGTGGGGCACCTGGATCTGATCGACAGCGACACAGTGGCCGTGTCCAACATCAACCGCCAGATCATCGCCACCACCAAAACCGTGGGGCAGTACAAGACGGACGCCATGGAGGCTCGAATCTTAGACATCAATCCGGCGGCCAAGATCACCAAGCACAACTGCTTCTTTTTGCCGGAAACGGCGGCGGATTTTCCCTTTAACCAATACGATTATGTGGTGGACGCAGTAGACACCATGAGCGCCAAGCTGGCGCTGGTGACCCATTGCCACGCCGCCGGCGTGCCCATCATCTGCGCCATGGGCGCCGGGAATAAGCTGGACCCCACCGGCTTTCAGGTGGCGGACCTGGCTAAAACGAAAATGGATCCGCTGGCCCGGGTCATGCGCCGGGAGCTGAAAAAGCGGGGTATTCACCACCTAAAGGTGGTCTACTCCGAAGAACCGCCTATTCCCACCGCCGGCGCCGGACAGGCGGATCCGGATCACCCCGGCCGCCGCAGCACGCCCGGCAGCGTGGCCTTTGTGCCCTCCGTGATGGGCCTGATCCTAGCCGGCGAAGTAGTCAAGGATCTGATTAAAGCGGAAAAATAAGCAAGCAAAAAGCCAACCGAGCAAGACGCCCGATTGGCTTTTTTCTATTTTGGCAACACGCCATTTATGCAGGGATTGTCGGTCACTGGCAGCGGCAGTCAACAAAGAACTTCACTTTCACTGCCCACAGGGTCATTTTTGGTACAGTGAAACGACCCGGAACAGATTTTCATTGCACTTTACCGTGGAGCGTGGTACAGTAGGCTTGTAAGGCGGGTGGCCGTCTTGCATATAGGCTTATCATTATACATTTTGTACTCCTATTTTCATTTTTTACTTCCTTGTGTTATTTTCCTTTCTGCAGCTCGGGCAGCCACCTACCCGGGCAGCCCACACCCATGGCGGGCGGCCACCCGCCATCTACTTTTTTACTTAGAAGCGTAGAGCTTCTAAGATTTTGATCGCGTCGTCCGGTGTTTTGCATTTCTTCAAGGCACCGGACACAAATTCAATCCACCTAACCCACAGGCCTGACCGAGCAGATCAAAACTGCCCGGCTTTTTTTATACCTTGCATTACCAAGTACTGCAATAAGTACTGCAACGCCAAAAGTTTTTTATTTTCTCTCATTTTTTGTAAAAGCGAAAATTTGGCTTATCCAAGCCAAAAATGGGAACATGAAGAAATAAAGGACGGCTAAAAAAGCCGTCCTTTTAGGTCGAGGTGACAAGAATATAGGCGTAAAATTTGGCTTAGCAGCGGGCTTTCTGCCATTCTGTACTGCAACAGTACTGCAACGCCGTTACTGCTGCAAGAACTGCTCGATCGACTGCTTGATAATCTGTGCCTGTGCAATGCCATCAGCAGCGCATTTCTCACGAAAAGCGGAAGCCATTTCCTTGGGGGCACTTATCTTTTCTTATTTATATCTGTGCAGCACTTTTCTGTGGAGCATTCGGGGTAAGCTGCTGGATATAGGCGTCTGCTGCCTCTGTGTACTTTTGTTCATAATCAGCGAATACATCACAGTAGGTGTTCAGCGTTGTTTCTATATTGGCGTGGCCAAGGCGCTTTTGCAACACCTTCGCCGGCATTCCGCTCTCAATGCAGCGAGTGGCGTATGTATGCCGCAGGCTGTGCAAGGATACAACGCCGGGTATGGACGGATCCAGCACATTGTATTTTTTTAAGATACGCTGAAATTGCAAATTCACTTGGCTGGTGGTCAGTACCTTGTGCCCTTTGAAGTCGTAGAACAGCAGATCCAAACGGTTGGGCTGCCACTGTTCCATATATTCGGACAAAATACGATATGGGGCGTCTGTCAGGCTCAAAAGCCGCTGCCCGGCGTAGGTCTTAGTCTTGGTGCCTATGACGGCGTGGTCCGTCTGGTCCTTGGTCACCGTGCGCCGCACATTCACGGTGCGGAAAGTCAGGTTGACATCATGCACATCTAAGGCGTTGATCTCGCCCATACGCATGCCGGTGCACAACATCAACATCATCTGCTCCCAATATCGGCAGCCACGCTCTTGGTCGTTCATGACCTGCACAAACCTGGTCTGCTCCTCTACGGTCAACGCACGCACCTTGCGGGTGGCATTGTTGCTCTTTGGCTTTTTCATGCCACGCATAGGATCCTTGCGGATCAGGTCATTGTCAAGGGCTGTGCGAAAGCAGCGGGCCAGCAGGGCATAGTCCTTGGCGATCACTGAATTGGAACAACTGGTGATCTCTATAAGGTATTGGGTCACTTGCGGTGGCCGCACAGCTTGCAGTGGGCGGTCGCCTATGGAGCTGGCGGCGATCCGCTTACAGCTGGCCAGCTTGCGCAGGTAGGTGTTGTCCCCTATCTGGTTTAGCGCCCGGTCTGTCTCGACAAGCGATAAGATATACTTGGCAACGGTGATCTTGTCCGGCTCTATTACCGACCCGGTGGCAAGTTCATTTTTCAGCGCGTCCAGCTTTGCCCGCACATCTGCCTGCCGCTTACCGTATATCGTCTTTCTTTTCGGTTTGCCGTTGGCGTCCACGCCTATAGTCAGCTGGGCAGCCCATAGGCCTTTGCTTTCCATCTTATAGATGGTTCCGTCACCGTTTCCTCTTTTTCTTGGCATTGTACACACTTCTCCTTTGCATATAGCAGCGGGCAGCACCTAAAAAAGGGCGCAAAAATGCCCTGCTTGATTTTTCAGCAGGGCTGTGCTACAATAACCAGTGTTGGGTGGGTATTGTATTACACAATCCTGCTTATCGGCTCTATCCTGTTGGCGCAGGGTAGGGCTTTTTTATTTTGTTGGTGTTAAAGAAACGATTTTATACTTGCTCGCTTTCAAGAAGCCTTACTGTCTGACGATATTCCTCCGCTTTGGCAACGGCGGTAAAAGTGACCGTAGCATTGTGGTTTTCTTTTACCACCTTTTCAATTTCTGAAAGAGAAACACGGAAGAATTCTTTTCGGCTGTTTACAAGATTTATACGCCGATCGTCAAACTGCCGGTGTAAAGCTGTCTCCAACGCCGGCGCATCCTCTGAGAAAATCATAGCGTGAACATCAAATTCAAACGGTACGGAAGCGCTGCTGAGTTCTTTTATGCGGTCCATAGGCTCTAACCGTCGTGTCATTCCAATTTTATATACATTCTCTCCAAAAGAGCCGATATTGGATATTACATAGACGAAGCCGGCGCGCGTATTCTGCTCCCGGTCGAGCACATTTTTTCTGTCTTGCTCTAACAGGCCGAGTTTCGCCTCCAGTTCTTTTATCTTGTCAACATAAAGCTGCTTTTCAATATCATCCGCTTTATGTAGATAAGTCATGAGTTTCTGAATTTCATTCTTGAACTGCCGTTCTTCCTTATCGAGCTTTGCTTTTTCGCGTTCAATTTCACGGCGCACTTTTTCTTCTTCGAGCATTTGCTCTCGAATCGCGCGTTGCTCTTCCTTTTCGCGCTCTGCCATCACCTGATTGCCATACATACAGTTGAGCTGTTCCAGTTTAATCTCCAGCAGCTGGCGGTCGAGTTCCACTCCGTCCGGTGCAAAAATCCTGTTAAGCATTTCAAAGGACTTGATGATTTTAGAACGCGCACTGTCAATGTTCCGAGTGGTAACATTCTTGATAATAGCCGCCGTTTCCGAATTAAAGCAACGCAGGATCTGTTTCACATTTGCATTTACAACAGACTGTGGCGCATCGGAATACACAGATACGGCATTATTTGAGGAAATGCATTCCTTTTCATTAAGTTGCGCAAGAGCAAATTTGTCTTTATATTCAGCGGACGATATATCATAGTCTACCGGGACGGAAGAGGAAACAGCAACCGCTTCTCGTTGCGCAACTTCAATTTCATCTTTAAGATCGCGGATTTCAATATTTAGCTGAGCAACGCATTTCTGTTTGTGCTCAAGTTCCAGTTCAGCAGCACGAGCCCGCTGGGCGGCGTGCTCTCTCTTATCTTTGATCTGATCTTCAACAGTACGAAGTTTTTGAGCACAACTGTCCTCTGTTTCTTTTCGCATTTTTTCCGCAGCCGCTTTGGCGTCCTGCACGCGTTGATCTGCATTGGCAGTCGTAAACGCCGCGTATTCGTCGGCATTTTTGATTATATTTAATTTTGAAAATGACTTCTGCAAAATATAATAGTACAGCACGAGAAACGCTACATCAGCCAAAGCAAACAGCGGTACTCCTACTGTGGCCAAGATAGAAATCACAATAATAAACGGATATGCATACAAAAGGATTTTATATTCTTTTTTCATTTCTTTTTTCTCCTATTAAGTTATTACAGCTACAATCACGGCGTGCCGTGGATTATGCAATCCCACACTCAAAGTAGAACTCCAGTGCCTTATGGATGAACTCTTCCGTCACATTGAAGTATTCTGCCAGCTCGTAAGGCTCCAAGCCCTGGCGCAGCTGCGCCTCCAACTCGACCTTGGGGATTAACTTTTTCACCGCCCACTTATCTGCCTGGCGTTCGTGCTTACTGCGCCGGTCAAGCGGGGCATATAGGTTGTAGAACGACCCGGTTATGCAGTGCCCGGCTTCGTGGGCCAGGCGGCAGCGGGCCTCTGCGGTGCTCTCCAGGCTCTGCTCGTCCAATGCTATGTAATAATCATCGCCGATATTGGCAGACGCAGACTTGGCAGCGGGCATACTGCCCAGATATACCTCTATGTTGTTGCGCTCGATCTCATCGAACAGGGACTCAGTTGTTGTCATTCTCTCTCTTTCTCTTATCTTTGATAAATTCTACAAATCCTTTAACTTCGTTCCACATTTCATCGGTGACTTCACCGTCACCACCGAATAGAGCCACTTTGGCTATTTCCTCCTGATCGTCAGGAAATGGTGTGGCGCTTTCTTCCCAGCCCATAAGATATGCCGGTGTGGTATGAAGAACCTTAGCGAGTGGTTCAAGTATTTCAGTAGGGAATTTCTTTATATCATTATTTTCATACCTGTATATGGTAGCGGGCGATACGCCCAGTTTCTCAGCTACAGTTTCAGCAGAAAGGCCAAGCTCTTTTCTGCGTGCCTTTATTCTGTCGTGAATTTCCATTTCATTCACCTCATACATACCTTTCATATACCTTTCACATTCATTATATCAGCATTTTGCAAAAATGCAATAATATTTTTGCAAAAATGCAAAAAAGTGTTGACAACTCGCGTTTTTGCGAGTATAATCAAAATCAAGGAGGTGATCACATGGTTAACATTCAGCTACTCGAACAGGAAATGAAGCGTAAGAATGTGTCTAACGCCGATATTGCGGCGGCCCTTAATATTGATATAAGCACCTGGAGCCGCAAGAAAGCAAGGCCTATGGGTATCAAGATAGGTGAGGTAGAGCAGATTTCTGCATTGTTAAAGCTTTCAAAAAATAAGGCGAAGTCTATTTTTTTGCCGTCAGACTCGCAAAAATGCGAGTAATTGATAAGAGCCAGCCCTTAGATAAGCAGGCAGTTAAAGCGAGGTGAATAAAAGTGATTGTTGTATTGGTTCTTATTTCCACTGTTGCGATGATCAGTGCACTGATGGCGCATTGGAGGCTAAGAGCGGTTCTGTACTATTTGACTGATAAGAACATCCAATTCACCGAAGTGGATATGGAGAAGTGCCTGCGCCAGGTGCTGGAACACCAATTCAAACGGTAGGTGGATTAAGCAACATTGATGATAAGACACTGGTTGCGACGGATGAGAGAACATTCAGAGAAGCAGAGGCAAATTTGGAAGCAATTTTCTTTGTTTTTCTCCATACATTGTCATCTCGGATGTTATCCAGCAGATCGTGACCTGGCATGAGGATGGATTCCACAAAATATGTTGGTGTGGTGCATAGATCTGCAACCGAGACGGCCTTTATGTATCCGGCCTCTGACAGCAAGCTGATTGTATACAAGATTTCTTCAGAAGTGTATGGGTCTATTTGAATTGTAGAGGCGTCTAAGTGGTCGTTGTAACCGAGATGTTCTTCAAGGTAGATCAGTACCTCTCTTACACAGTCTTTGTTTAATTTCATCTGATTTCGTCCTTTCGTCATAATAACATCATTATAGCAACAATTCACAACCAATGCCAGTCTTTTGGGCGGCGGCAGAGATACGCAGGCAGCGGGACCTTTTTTCATTTCTTCTCTTTCTTCTTTTCTTTTTTGTCAAATTTACCCCCTATGTTCCTGCTTCCGGTGCCCGCCCCACCCAACATCACATTTATCGCAATCGGCACTTTTGCCGTGCAGCGGGCAGCTTGCGGCTCTGCCGCTTGCCCAAAGGGCTGGCCTAATCAAGAAAGGAGAATAGCAATGAAAGTACCCATCAACAAGGACAGCCCATTGGCAATGGACGACTTTGACGCCGCCGTGCAGCAGCGTATGGAGCGCCTGCAAAGCTATATTGACCTGATCCGCACCGCCGAAGCTGTAGAGGAAGAGGTCAAGGTCAAGGGTACAAAGCTGTATCTTGGTCCGGAAGATGTGGCGGCATACCTAAATTGCAGCATTCCGACTGCCAGGAAGTATATGCACCGCCCGGGCTTCCCTCTCATTCAGCTTGGAGAGAACGGCACAAAGTTGGCTGTGTTCGCCCCGGCGTTCCACGCATACAACGCCGGAAAATACTAAATTGCAGTCAACTGCAAGAAAGGACAAACCAATGACCAAGAGAGAAAAGGCAGGCTTGGTTCTGGTGATTACCGGCTTCCTGTTGGTGCTGCTGGGCTGCTGCCTGGTGGCGGATAACCCCTACTGGTGGGTGTCCATAGTGATCAGCGGTACCGGCTGCGCATTGATCGCCCTGGCGGTGTTCGTGCTGCCCAAGGACGAGGACGAGCCGCAGCAGGATAAACGACTGGTGATCGAGGACGAAAACCACAAGGTGGTGCTGGTAGCGCCGCTGACAGACTTTGAACTGGCGTATCTGCACGCAGTCAAACTGGGAAAGGATGATGAAAATGGAAGATTACATTGATTTGGTAATTGCTAAGCTGGACGAGGACCATATTGTTCTGCGGGCGCCGTGGAATACCGTAAGAGCCGGCGACACCGTGTATGTGAGGGGTGACGGCAACTACGAGGCACTGGAAGTCATCGCAGAACGGAAAACCAAGGCTCTGATGGAACTGCCGAAAGTGACCGCCATTATGCTGCCGCTGGAGTATGACGACGAACAAAGCGGTGGGCAAAAAGAAAAAACCGACTGAGCGACCAGTCGGCTTAAACACAGGCGGCGAAAAGAAAGTAAAACGCCTGCGCTATATCCATTATATATAAGGACCGCAGAGAAGTCAAGGACAAGCCGTGCGGCAAGGGCAAAAAAAGGGGCCTGCGCTCCTTTTTTGCTCCTTGTTCAAAGTATTATTTTTAGACGCAAAATCGCTAACGGCAAAAGTATATATCGCTTGGCATTCTTCAGCGGGTTCAGGCGCAGGCAGGAGACCGGCGGCAACAGGGTGTGCACCCGCGCCGCATAATGAGGAGCCGTGCACGGTGGGAATGTGGATCACGCCGGTGAACCGGTGGGAAACTTGCTTTTCCATCCGGGAGCCGATCAGCGTTTTCCAGCATTTCCACAGTGTGCCGATCCGTCCAGAAAGGAGCAAACCAAAATGCCATGGGTGCAAAAGACCACCCACGCAGGTAAATGTATCTACATTCAGCGGCATTACTCCTCCCGCTATGGCAGCAAGAATAAATGCACCAGGGGCAGCAACTACGGAAAAACCAGCGAGGCCCAGGCGGCAGTCAACAATCGCCAGGCGTGCCTACAGCAGGAGATGATCTTTAATGCAAACTTCGGACCCGGTGACCTGACAGCTACTTTTACATTCCGAAAGGCGGACAGGCCCAAGGACCTGCAAGAGATTAAAAAACTGTGGGCCGCCTATATGGCCAAACTGCGATATGCCTACAAAAAGGCCGGTGTTGAATTCAAGTGGATGAGAGCCATTGAGACCCCGGACAAGAACCCACATATCCACATGGCGCTGTCCGGTATTGACTTGACCAAGCTGCCCAGGTGGCCTTATGGCCGGGTGGAATATGTACCGGTGGATGATCGAGACCACCACACCTACGGTGGGTACCTACGCGAGGAGACCCACATCAAACAAGGGCACGAGGGCAAGTACACAACGGCCAAGTCCAGAGTGTGCTTTAGCCGCAGCCGTAACCTGGTGGTACCGGAACCGGAATACCAGGTCATCTATAGCGACCACTGGGCAGATGAGCCAAGAGCACCCAAGGGATACTATGTGGTCAAGGACACGCTGAACAACTGGGAGGACGAAGTCACCGGTTTTAAGTATCAATCCTATGTGCTCTGCCCTATTCGGGCAAAGAACCATAGGTACCTGTGTTAGGAGGACAAAGTGACATACATACAGCAATGGGAACAAATGCGGGACAAGGTGCGCAACTTAGAGCGGGAACGCCAAACACAGCTGATTTTGGCACCGCACAACGCATACGGCTTCAAGCTGAACATCAACCACCCGCTGATCCGGCCAAAGTGGGACGCATTTAAGAGCGCAAATGGACTGGGCCAGTATGGCATGACGGACGATCTGCGCCGGGAGTTTGAGGAGACAGTGCTTGCCAGCAAATATATGCAGAAATGCCTTGAGCAGGAGCAGCAGCGCATTGGTGCAGTGGAGCACCAGTTCATCCGTATGGCTTACGCTCCTGCGGAGCAGGCAGCGGGCTGATGGGTACTCAAGAACACTGGACTGCTGCCCAGTACCAAGAGTATCTCCGGCAGCGGGCCAAAGGCGGGAACAAATACCATGCAGTCAAAGCCCAAGCGGATGGCCGCACATACGACAGCCGGAGCGAGTGCAAGCGGCAAGCCTATTCCTACATATCAGCATACGAAAAGCTGGGTCAGAAGTATATGGCCGACCACGCCGACCTGGGGATCACCAAGCTGGAGCTGATTTCTCAAATCAGCAGTTATGAGCGGGAAGAGTTCGCCGCAGATGTGGATTTGGAGAGTGCCACAGTCAGGGAGTTAAAGGCAGAGGTGGAACGCTACAAGAAGCAGACGGAACAGCTGACATTCGATCTTGGTCAGGCACAAAGCGAATTAAGCGAAGCGCCGGAGCCGGTGGACACGGACGCGCTCCGTTCTTCCATTGAGCAGGAAGTTAAAGCCAAGTACAGCGCCCAGCTGGAAGAATTGCAGCAGCGGGCCGACGCAGCGCCGGACCCGGAGGCGATCCGAAAGGAAGCGGAAAAGGAAGCCGCAAAGGAATACAAAGCCAAGCTGGCAACGGCAAAGGCAGACGCCGAGAAGAAAGCCAAAGCCACTGTAGAACAGCTGGAGCAGGAAAAGGCAGACCTGAAACGGCAGTTGGACAGCAGCGCCACCAAACTGGACGCCGCTGTTCGGCAAGCCAAGGCAGCTGGCGCAGACACGGATGTGGCAGCCTGCCGGGTGTACTTCACCGAGCTGCAACAAACCGCCGCAAAGGTACAGGAGCTGATCGGCAAGATCAATGCCAAGGATCCGGCCACCGGCACCAAACTCTCCGCCGCCGTTATTTCCGTTTTGCAGTCAACTGCAAAGAATTTGGAGGTGGCAGGCACCGAACGCGGAAACGGCGGTTTCGGAAGCACAGGGAGGTGAGCAGGATGTGTATAGCAGCACAAATCATTCTTGTGGCCGGGGCTGTCATTGTTGCATTTTTCGGCGTGATCGGCTTTGGTCCGAACTTTAAGAAATGAGCGGAATAAAAAGCAGGAGGAAAAATGACGAACAACGAAAAGAAGGAATGGCTGCAACGCTATCGGGAGTGCTGGGCGGAGGTTGAGATTACACAACAGGAGATCGAAGAACTAAACAGCCGGGCGCAAAAGATCACGGCTTCCCTCTCTCCCACGCCGGGAGGCGGGCAGCGGGCAGATTTTACCTTGACGGTAGATCGCATTATAGAACTGAAAGAGAAGCTGGACCAACAAGTCCGGCTTGATCTGTTGCAGCGGGCAGAAATTGAGACTGCTATTGAGCAGGTGCGCAGTCCGTTGCACCGGCGTGTGTTGCGTCGGCGGTATTTGAACGGTGACACTTTTGAGAAGATCGCGGTGGACGAAGATATTACATACAATCACCTGGTCTCTCGCATTCACCCGCAGTCCCTGGATATGCTGGAATGTGAAAAATGAAAAAACCACTATGCAATGCATGTTGATGTTATAGTATGCAGGTTGCCGTCTGTGTTATAGTATAAACTGCCAAACAGATTGAAAGAGCGCTCCAAACGGTGCGCTCTTTGGCTTTTGCTTTTGTGCTTTTCCTTTCTTAAATGCGGTTACTACGAGGCCCATTTTCAGATGTGCTATAATTATGGTGAGCGAAAGGGGGAAAACAAATACATGCGTAAACGCTCTGAAAAACCTTTAGGCAAGCAGCAGAAGAAAAATCGTGAAGTCCTGAAGTACGAAGAGATCAAGACAGAACTGACCAACATTTCTCCGGCAGAACGCCGGCGCAAACGCATTATGGCTGAGACGGATGTGAAATCCGCATCCAAATTCTTTAATGCGTCTATGGCAGCAGAGTTTTCTTTGATTGCGACTATGACTTCTTGGATCGTTGCACTTCACAATGACTGTAAAGGAGTGATAAGCTATATCGTCCTTGTCGTAGTGATCGTGGCCGCTATCGTTACATCAGTTGCTTTGTTGTTTACTTGGATAAAGAAAAATATCCATCTTGAAAAAACGGTACTAACGCTTGAGATACTGGATGAATTTTTTCCAAATAGCAAACAGAAAAAATAACAGCATATAATCCGTAATTATTACAAAGGAGGTGAGCAGTGTGGGTAAAGAGACCTTAACACCTAAACAAAGGTTGTTCTGTTATGAATATGTGCTCGACCATAATGGGAAACGGTCTTACCAGGCTGCTTACCCGAATTGTAAGGCGCCCGGGAGCGCAGAAAGCCAAGCAAGCCGATTGCTAAGAAATGATAAGGTAAAAAAATTTATCGCTGAGCTGGAAAAGCGAAAGCTGGACAAGTTGGATTTTACCGCAACGGATGTGCTGAACGCACTGTGCTCCATCGGGTTTGCAGAGACGGCAAAGCCGCCGAATACATCTGATCGGGTGAAAGCCCTGGCAGAGCTTCTGCGTCACTTTGAATTGGCCCGAGGGCATGAAGATGAGCAGACGGACGATGGCTTTCTGGAGGCCTTGGAGCAGAAAGCGGGTGAACAGGCATGGGAAGAATAAGCACCTTTCATTTTCAGCCATTCTCCGCCAAGCAGCTCCAGGTGCTCACCTGGTGGTGCAAAACATCACCTGTGAGCGACAAAAACGGAATAATTGCAGACGGCGCTATACGATCCGGTAAGACGGTAAGTATGGCGCTTAGCTATATTCTGTGGGCCATGAGTACCTACAGCGGCATGAATTTTGCCATGTGCGGTAAGACGATCAGCTCCTTTCGCCGGAACGTGCTTTCTTTTCTGCCTGCAATGCTACAAAGTCGTGGGTATCAGGTGAAATACAGCCGCAGCGACAATGTGCTTGTGGTAACACGGGGTAATACGGAAAACGCATTTTACATTTTCGGGGGCAAGGACGAAAGCAGCCAGGATCTGATCCAGGGTATGACCCTGGCCGGTGTGTTCTTTGACGAGGTGGCTTTAATGCCCCAGTCCTTTGTGCAGCAGGCCACCGCCCGGTGCTCTGTCAGTGGTGCAAAATTCTGGTTCAACTGCAACCCGGATAACCCACACCACTGGTTTTATGAAGAATGGATCCTGCCGGAGAAGCGGCAAGAAAAGCGAATACTCTACCTCCACTTTACGATGGACGACAATTTGTCCTTAACAGAGGAGGTCAAAGCCCGGTACAGAACGATGTATGCGGGCGTTTTTTATGCCCGGTACATTCTGGGCGAATGGAAAGTGGCAGAGGGCCTGATCTACGATATGTTTGATGAAAGCCGCCACTGTATTCCGCTGCCGCCGGAGAGTGAGCTACAAGGTTCTGCCTATATCAGTGTGGACTACGGCACCTTGAACCCCACCGTGTTCTTGATGTGGCGCAAATATCACGGCAAGTGGCTGTGCACCAAGGAATATTACTATTCCGGGCGAGAGAACCATAAACAAAGAACGGACGCAGAGTATGCGGACGAGATGATGGCCTTTATCGGCGATACGCCGTATACCTGCGTAGTGGTTGACCCTTCGGCGGCTTCTTTCATTACAGAACTGCAAAGGCGGGGGCTCAAGGTATTAAAGGCGGATAACGCGGTGCTGGATGGAATCCGTACCGTATGTACGCTATTGCAGCGGGCAGATCTGCTGTTCAGTAAGGACTGCACCCGTACCATTGCAGAATTTTACGCCTACCGTTGGTATGACAAAGCGGCTCAGGCGGGCCGGGACGAACCGGTCAAACAGGACGACCACGCTATGGACGCTATGCGTTACTTTGTAAGCACGGCGCTGGGGCGGATCGTAACAAGGAGGACATAAGATGATACTTTACATGAACCGGCGGGATGTGCCGAACCTGGACCGGGGCGAGCTGCCCTCTGCGGTGATCGATTATGTGATCGGTCGAGCGAACGAATATGAAAGACGGTGCCGGACCCTATATGGACGGTATATCGGCGTTCCGCAGCTTCACCGTGGAGATAAAGAGGACGATGTGCGGGCCGAGGCCAACTACGCCAAGTATATTGTGGACATTATTCGCGGTTACTTCCTAAGCGAGCCGGTCAAGTACGATTGCAACGACCGGGACAAGAAAGACAGCCAGGCGCAGCTTTCCCTGGTGTCTACGGTTGAGGCCAAGCTGGACCGGCAAAACGGCAACCTTGTCCGTCACAACGCTGTGGATGAGGACAAAGACGGCCTTTGCGATCTGTGTGGAAAGAAGATTGACATTTCTGCCGTCATGGCGGCCTATCACAGTCAGAATATTGCTACCGTGGATCAACGAAACGGAAAGGCCATAGGTATATACGGTGAAAGCTGTGAGCTGCTATATGCCAGCACAGAGGAGCAGCCACGCCCACGATCCGCCGTGTATGCGCCGGATCAGATTGTGCTGGTGCAAGATGATACTGTGGAGCACAAGGACCTGTTTGCGCTGTGGTTTGAGCAGCGGGAGCGCACAGATCGCAGCCGGTACTATGCGGTAACGGTCTATACTGCCACCCAATACCAGCAGTACGAAAGTACATCGCTGGATAAAGAAAACTATGTGTACAACCCGGTGGGTACGCCGGTGCCACACTTCTTTGATGAGGTGCCGGTGGTGTGTTATGAGAACAACGAGGAGAGACAAGGCGACTTTGAACAGGTGGCCAACCTGATAGACGCCCGCAATGCGCTGCTGTCCGATCGCCTGACGGACAAACGCAAGTTTGTCAATTCTATTTTGGCTGCCTACGGTGCGGTATTGCCGCCGGAGACAATGGCAGCCGCTAAACGGGATCACTTTGTGGATGGTATTCCACAGGACGCCCGGTTGGAATATGTGCAAAAGACCTTTGATGAGAATGCATTGAAGGTGCTGGACGATACGCTGGTATCGGATATTCATAAAATGACTTTAACCCCGGATATGACAGACCAGGCCTTTGCAGGCAACGCCAGTGGCGTGGCGCTGAAATTGAAGCTGCTGGCCTTGCACCTGCTTGTAAAAAGCAAAATGAGTGCCATGGAGGCGGGCTTAAAGAAACGCTGGAGATTATATAACAACTGGCTGGCCCATAACGGAATTGACCCGGTATCCGTGGACGATGTGGATATTGTGTTCACTGTGGCCCTGCCCATTGATGAGGCGCAGATCGTGCAGATGGTGTGCACCTTGAAGAATGCCGGACTGGTTGACGATCAGACGCTGCTGTCCCTGCTATGGTTCGTTAAGGACCCGGCGGAAGCTGTGGAGAACATGAAACAGCAAAAGCAGGAGAACCAGCAGCAGTATATGGACAGCTTTGCCGCCAAGGCGGAGGACAAAGCTGATGAAAAGGGACAGTCGGCAGATCAGGAACAGCAAGACAAAGAAAAGGACGCTTAACCTATGAAAGCAGCAGAGTATTGGAAAAGGCGAACGGTTGACCTGGAACACCTGCTGCAAGCGCGCACCACCGCTACGATGGTGGAGGTCAACCGTATGTACGCCCAGGGTGTAGAGCAGCTCAACGAGCAAATTGAGCGTATTCTCCGCCGGTATGTTAAAAACGGTCAGATCAGCCAGGCTTATGCCTTGCAGCTGCTGAGCGCAGGCCAAACCGCAGAGGAGCGCCAGCGTCTGCTGGAACAGCTACAACAGACTAAGGAACCACAGGCACGGCGTGAATTGATCGCTATGCTGGACGCTCCTGCGTATGCGGACCGTATCAGCCGATTGCAGGCTTTACAGAACGCTATTCGTGCGGAAGCCGTAGCCATGGGCGTGCGGGAGGAACGGCTGGCGAAAGCGCGACTGACAGATACACTCAAACAAGCATACTACCGCACTATATTTAACGACCAAAAGCGTAATGGTCTATATGACTTTCGCTTGATCAGTGACCGCCGTGTACAGGCCGCACTTACCCATAAGTGGAGCGGCAAAAACTATTCCGATCGTGTGTGGAAGAATAACGCCGCCTTTTGCAAGCGCTTGCAGCGCACGATTGAGGTGGGTTGTATGACGGGTATGACCCTGCACGATATGGAAGAGCGGTTGCTGGAGGACTGCATAGGTGCAGATAGCGACAGCGGGCAACGCTATTGCGCCAGCCGCCTGATCCGTACAGAGGTCAATCACTTCTCCAATCAGGGCTTTTTAGAGGGCTATAAAGCAGCAGGCATTACCCGGTATCGGTTTATGGCTACTTTGGATTTGCGCACCTCCGCCGTCTGCCGCCAGCTGGACGGCAAGACCTTTTTGGTGGAAGAGGCAAAAGCAGGCGAGAACCTGCCGCCTATGCACCCTTTCTGCCGCAGTATTACCGTGCCGGTGACCAATAACCGCACAGGCACCCGCTGGGCCAGGGACCCGGTGACAGGACAGTCTATGACCGTACCGGCAGATATGACTTATGCCCAGTGGTATGAAAAGTATGTGGAGAAGAGAGACCTGGGCTTGACTGAAGAGGAAGAATACGCAATCAACAGCTGGGTGTCCAGTGATTTTTACCCGATTAACGAGAAGCTGCGGCAGGGTATAGAGTTGACAAACGAGGAAAAAAAGGCTATAACTAACTTAGACCGTGCGCTTGAGAAGTTTCCCAGATACAACGGACCGGTCAAACGCTCTTTGGTTATATCCGATCCCACGGAGCTGCGGAAATTCACGAATACGCACGCAGTCGGTAACACGGTTGTTTGCGATGCGTACATAGCCACAACCTGCGGAAAGACCTATAACCCGGACGCAGAAGTGCAAATCTATATTCCGCAATGCAAAAATGGACGAGATATTCGATCTTTTAATGCAGGCGAGCAAGAGATATTGTATCCGCGTGGTAGTAGCTTTGTGGTATCCAAAGTTATTCAAAATGAGTCCATATTAAAAATCTTTTTACTGGAAAGGTAGTGAATAATGGTGAAAGAGAAGAAGTTGTTTACCGCCCCCAGATGGAATGATCCAGGCGGAGCAAGAGTGATAGGACACGAGGAAATCAGCGAAGAAGAAAGTAGAAGAATACTGCAAGAAGCCATTGACGAATTTTATGGCGGAAAATGTCCGGAGGAATGGCTGGACGCGATGAAGTAAGAGCGATACACATATCGAATCAAGCAGAGCTGCAATGCAGCCCTGCTCTTTTTATACCCATTTTCAGGCTATGCCTGTGGGATATATCATTTAACGAACCGGCAGCGTACGGTTTGGGAAAGGAGTCAGCAATGACAAAACACAATGCCGAGATGGAAAGCAGCAGAGAACAGAGCCGGGTGTGCGCACGCCTGCCGCTGAACCTCCAGCTG